ATGTACATATATAATATAGAACATCTGGTGCGTTATGTGGTACTTCAAATATTATTGTAGTTCCTCCGCCTCCAGCGTTATTTGTTACGCCTGTGTTGTATTCTGTACCACCTGCTCCAGCAACACTTTGTATGCGAAACGGATGTGCTCCAGAAGAGTTACCGTTTATAAATCTGTATGTTTTACCACGTGTTAAGTACAAGCTAGGGTCATTAACCGCTCCGGTTAAGCCCTCTCCTGTAAATGTATAGTGGTCACTTCCGACAGCTCCAAGAGTGTAGGTGTGGTCTAAAGCGTCGGCATGTAGTTTACCAGCTGTAATCTGAGCATCTGCTAGATCAGCTGTATGCACCTGACCGTCTTTTATACCGCCAGTGCTTACTTGTGTTAATGCCATTTAGTCTGCCTCTTCTGCTGTGTTTCCTTTTGCTACCCACTCAAGGTACTCTTGGTAATCGGTGTTTGCTTTGTCAAATGGTATGCAAGCCCCATCTTCTTTTCTAATAACAGAGAATTCTTTATTACCAAATTTAGCTTCAGTAGGGCATTTTTTGTAAGTATAAATCATAATTTAAAGTTCCGAACTAAAGTCTAAACCAGAGGTTGCAGTGTTGCTAAGAATGTGTATTGATTGCCCTGCTCCTTCAGCGTGACTATTACAAGTAAAATCAAGCCTACCACCACTAACAGTTGTCTGAGCAGAAGAGATAGCTGTTACCTCTGTACCAGCTGAGGTTTCTGAATCTACTATCAAAGTGCCAACTTTAGTAGCAGTTGGGGCTGCTCTCATTGTTGTTGGTAATACAAAAGGTCCACATCTAGGTGATGTACTGTTAGCCAAGATGCCAGCTGCAACATAAGCATACTGCGATCCATAACCTAATCTAGTAAAATACCTCTGACATAAAGCAAGCTCTTGAGCTACGTTAATTCTTTGGTAATCACTTGCGGAGCTTCCATATTCTAGTTTTACATTTGCAATATCTATTGTGTAAGCTGCTGTTCCTGTATCATCTGATGGTTGTCTAAAAACTTCTAATTCATAATAACTATTATTGTTTGTGCCGAAAGTCTTTCCAGATATGCTTGGTGGCGTGAATGTAAAAGTTTTCTTTACCCAACTTGTAGTTACTGTAAAATCTCCAATATCTGTATCAACAACATTAGATGCACTTCCGCCAGTTCCAAAATCTTGCCTGTTTGTAATATTAAAATGTCCACCAGCAGGGTTAGTTCCTTTTACCCAAAAACTTAAAGTTACAGCACCTTGTACTCTATCAACACCCTCTATTCGTTGTCTCAAAGCACAATTATTATTCCCGGTTGTAACTGCAAATCTTAAATAGTATTTTGGATTACTTGGTACATCAGTTTGACCTAAAGTAAAAGCTTGTCTTGTTATTTGTTTTGTGGCACCTGAAGCAGCCACACGCCAACGATCAGCCACATATTCATCACTACTGTTTGAACCACTATCAGTTTTTCTTTGCCAAATATCAAATTGACCATTAATTAGTAAATTGTAATTAGGTCTATTAGAAATATCAGCAGTACACGTTCCATCGCTTGCCAACGTTATGGCATCGCTTGATGCGGAATTGGAACGGATTCCGTCTACTTTTAATGTGCTCATTATGTGTTTCCTAATCTGATAAATGTAACGTAGGATTGATTGACATCTGATGCTCCATATAATCTAGAATTACCATTTGAACCTCGATTACCAAACTTAACTTTATGTGTCGAGGTATTAGTAACATCAAATATAAACTCGTTTGTTGAATGGGACCATTGACCATTAGAACTAAACGAAGCATAACCATAAGATGCTTCATTATAATTTGAGTTATTTGTAGTTGTATGAATTTCTGTTTGACTCCAAATTATTGATCCAGTAGAAGTATGTGCTCCATTAAATCTAATCAAATAGATACCAGTTAAAGGAAAGGTAAAAACACCACTACTTTCTGCCATAGAACCTATAGCTCCATATCCATCAGTATCAACTGATTCCCAATTCGATGTTATAAAACTTGAAGAAGTAGGTATATCGTGTGTAGCAGACAGCCTCCACTGCTGTGCCACCGTAATTCCAGCAGTAGGTTGAGCCACCCAACTAAGATTACCAGAACCATCAGTTTTTATAACTTGATTTGCACTACCATCAGCATTAGGTAACTTAAAAGCTACGTCACTAGATGTAGGTGCGGATGTAGGTGGGTTTAGCGATACGCTGTTACCACCCGAATGTTTTAATTTTATTGAACTCATGCTTTTATCTCCATTAAAATCATAGAACCAATAGTGGAGTTAGTTGTAACCTTAGTAGCATTAGATGAAGTGTTAAGAGGTTTACAATAAACTTTATATGTTGCTGCACTTGTTGTACTTATACTCGTATCTTTAAAATTAATAATTCTTGATGCTCTAACTTGAGTAGCTCCAGATGACGAGTAGTTATAAGTAGAAGCTCCAGTAGCATCTTCATATAAAGTAGTTTCTGTACCACTAACTGTTCTTGTTAATTTAAACCTTATTCCAGCTTCTCCACCTGATGTTGTATATAAATCCCAAGGTAAATCACACAGTACCATTATGTCACTTGATGATGCGGTTGGAGTAATTGAAGTAGAAAATCCAACTTCTTGATAAGCTGAATTACTTGTTAACTGGACTTGAGTTGTAGTTGAATTATATTTAGTTTGAATTATTTCATCATTTGCATACGTTCTTTTAGCTTGAGTTGCTGCACCATTAGCTAACGTGTCAGTATCTACACAACCATCAGGTAAACCCCCTGTTGAGATTCCTGTGATAGTTCCGTTTCCATTTATTTGTATTGCCATAATTATACTATTGTGTAAACACTACCACTGGGTACTGTTAATGTAACGCCATTTGCTATAGTGATCGGCCCTGCACTAAGAGCGTTTTTGTTTGTTGAAATTGTGTAGTTGTTAGATATAGTCTGTGAGTTTTCATAGATACATCCGTCAGCTACTGCTGAAGCTACACCTGTTAAATTACTACCGTCACCTGTGTAAGATGTTGCACCTAAAGCTCCTGTTGCAGAGTTAAAGGTTAGATTACTACCACTCTTAGGTGCTAGGTCTCCAGTTGCTGCTGTAACAAATACAGGAAAACAAGTTGTGTCTGATGACTCATCTGCTACTGGTATAGTAGAAGTGTTGATAGAGTTTGTAGATGCTGCTGTAATACGTCCCTGAGCGTCTACAGTGATCGCTGGGATTGCTGTGGCTGAACCATAGCTTGCAGCGGTTACAGACGTGTTAGCGAGCTTATCCGCAGTCACTGCGTCGTCAGCTATCTTTGCGGTAGTTACTGCACCAGATGCGATTGTTAAAGATGTAGAACCTGTAACGTCGCCTGTGTGAGTAGCGTTTGTTGTTTTAGCTGTGTTAGCTGTTATTGCTGTGTTAATTGAGTTTGCAAGTTTATCTGTTGTAACTGCATCATCTAATATTTTAGCTGTTGATACTGCACCGTTTGCTAATTCTGTAGTACCTACTGTACCAGCACTTGGTGTACCAATACTTACGGTTGATCCGATGGTAATGATAAAGAAGTCAGCACCACTAGCAGGGGCGGCAGAAAAGATAATATCAGCACTAGAAATAGCAAACCCTTCGCTGGGTTGACTGGTTCCTGAGTTAGGTTTCTGAATGACTCCATTGATAGAAACAAGATGCTGTGCTGCAAATTGACCGGGGTTACTAAGAGTAAATCTGTAAGCTGATCCATTAAATGTTGCACTGCCTCCGCCTGTGCTACTAGAGCTAGATAATGTGTTTATAAAGAAGCTACCAACTGACTGGGTTACTTCCCATGCACTTGTAGCACCATTATATACATTTAGTTTTCCTGTGCTAGTATTAAAGAATAAATCACCACTATCAAGAGAACTTGTAGGGTTAGACGACCCAACTCTATATCTTTCTGAGAAGTCATTTATGTCTCCGCTAAGACTTACTAAGTCACTTTCTGCAAGTGTAGCTTTATGATAGTTATATACCTGTCCAGAACCAGTAGATGTTACAATAAAACGTATACCACTAGCTACCGTAGAACTGTGAAAGTTAGATGGTATGTTGTTTATAGTTACTGTAGATCCACCTACAGTTCTACCTGTTGTACTGCTACCACTACCATTGACTACAATACCAGCTGCGTCTGCTATAGAAATAGCAACACCAGATACTGGTTGTGTGTTAGGAAACGATATCTCGTTAGCTATAGCTTCAAAACCACCGAATGGTTCTAGCTGTGCAGCTACATAGTCAACAATAGCACCAGAGGTTGGAAACTTAGTATCATCATCTGTAATTGTAGTCTGCTTTGCCATAC